CCCCTTGATTGATTAGAAATTTAATGATTCTTGCTTGAGTTCGATTTCATAGCCAAGATTGCGCTTGATTTGCTTCAGCTTATGATCCGGCAAAGTGATGGACCCGATTAAATCGGCAAAAGCCTTTGCCTTTGCACAAACTGGATAAAATAGTTCATTTCCGTATTTTGTCTTTTTCTCGATAATGATTTTCATATTTCCTTTTTATGGTTGTGCCGGGATTGCTCCCGGCGTTGATTGTTTATGATTGGTAGTCTAATTCAATGAAAGTATCATCAAGTGAATCCCGAAATTGCCAATGATCTTCTGTTGAATAGTCATACCATCCGCAAGGATAACCATCCCTGCCAAACCCTTGCGTTGAAACCCAACAAACTGGATAGCTTATTGGAATCGATGAATTCGGCGGCAAAGCTTCCATATCACTTAAATAGATCAAAGCGGATGGTTCTAAATCTAAATGATTGACTCTCTCAAAAACTGGATCGAAGTCGGTTCCGCCCCGGCCTGCCATGGTTCGAGTGATTTGATCGCCCGGCTCATAATCTTGCACTGATTGAATTTCAGCATCGCAGACCATAACTTTTACCTTTGCGTTGAAATCTTGCAGGATTGAATCTATTTCAGTGATAAAGGCATTTAGTTCTGCATTAGAAACAGAACCGCTTGAATCAATGCCAATAACCAAGCTTTTAAGATCATGATTATCTGAAAGGATGCTTGGAAGAATAAGCGGATAAAGCCGCTTGTTTGGACGTTGCCAAGTGAAGTCTGTTTTGGCTATATCATCAAAGAATTTTCTTAGTTCTTCTCTCCAATTCACTCGATTTTCCAAGATTTCATCAAGCACAACTTCTCCGGCCCCGGAACCCTTGCCCATTGCTTTCTCTTGGTTGTTTGCTTGAGATACTGCCACTTGCCACTCGTCTTTTTCCTTTTCAAATTCGGCTTGATTGCCGCCTTTCCCGTCTTCTGATTCAGGCTTGCTGAAATGCCCGGTTGAACCATCGCCGGAACCATTGCCTTTTCCTTTTCCTTCTCCTTCTTCTTCTCCTTCTTCCCGGTTGCCTAATTGGTTGTAGATATCCTCTGCGCTCATTTCCTTATGATTAAAACCGGGATTAATTAATGCTCCCGGCGGCAAAGTGAAACCATCCGAAATTAGCAGATCATTGATCGCATAATCGCAGGCTTCATTCCATTGCCTATGCTCCCGGTTTTCTTGCCGCCATGGATGCAACATTGCACAATGCAGAATTTCATGAGCAAGCAATCCAGTTAATTCTGGAATTGTAAGCGGCTCGCAAAAATCAGAATTCAAGCGGATTGTTTTTCCATCAACGCAAGCGGTATCTATTGAATTATCAATTTTGACTTCAAGCTTGCTAAGCAAAAGAGAACCGAAAAAAACATGATCAATGATCAAATTCTTTTTTGCTTTTTCTAGGTTGTTATTAAGTTGACTCATAATATTTTCCTTTTCTTTTAAGTTATGGGAGCAAGCAAAATACTTGCTCCCAATTGGTTCATGTTAAGCGGCAACTTCTCCCATGAATCCGGCGGCTTGCTCTGCCACTTTTCTTGCCGCTTTTTTCTTGCTCTCTTTTTCGGATGGTTTCATTTCCTTAATCTTCTCACTTGATAAACTGCCAAGCTCTTTTTCAGCATCACTTGCTAAATCTTTAAGCTCTTTTGAGTCAGTCAAATTGATTTCAGGAATAACTGATAAAACCGATTTGAGATTATCGATTAAAGAATCATGGAACCGCACTTTCTTTCCGGCGGCTTGTGCCGCTTTTTCTCTCTCAAAATAATCTGAAATTTGCTTAACTTCTTTATGAAGCTTTCCGAATGCGGATTTCATTGCATCGTTAGCTAATTGATTGTTTCGAGCTTCTAAAGCGGCCTGCATTTCCTTGATTTCATCCTCTGCAATTTGAACCCGGAAATCCTTTCCAGTGGGAACCGGGACCGCATCGCAAGAAAATGAATATTTTGCTTTTATATCATCGGGAAAATCCTTTTGATCATACAAACTGCCAAGATGAGATTTTGCCTCTGTTATTGCGCTTGAATGAACCGAAACATAATCTTTAACGCACTGCTGAAAATTGCCTTCTAAGGTTCTCATTTGAGAATCAAATTTCTGTTTATTCCTAGTTAAGAGAATCCTTTGCCCATCGTTTGCCCATGGTAAAGTTTGCTCTAAGAAATAATCCCGGGCCGCTTGCGCTGACTTATTGATTAAATCGAGCTTATCCGCATAACTATTGTTTTCCTTGCCGCCAAGCAAGTGCTTAGAAGCTGAAACCGCACCCGGCTTGCATCCAGTATTGTTTTGGATATCGATTTGCGCTTGAACCGCTTTTTTTGTTGGGGACCATTTCTTGATACTAAGTGAAACTAAGATTGCTTTATTTTCGATATTTAACATGATAATTCCTTTTCTTTATTTTGATTGATTGATTAATTAAATTTGATTTTTAGATGCCCATTTAGCAAACAAGCTATTATCAGAAAAATCCTTTCCATGAATTTTTAAAGAATCTGAAACCAACATTGCTTCAAATTCCTTTGGCAATCGCATGGCATAAGTCAGAACCTTTTCTGCATTTTCTTGATTTGCTCTAAGTGCTAAAGAACCACAAACCGCATACTTGATTTGCGCCTTTTCTGGAATCGGGCCGCTTTGCGGATTCATCAAGATTTCAGCAATGTCAGGCATTTCCCTATAGGTTCTTAAAAAACCTACATATTCGGTTGCCGCCGCTTGCCCTACTATGCCCGAATAAAGCTCAAATTCTATTTCACTTGGAACCTTTGCCTTTTTAACATTGCTCAACTTCTCCCATGATCTTGGGCATGGAAAAGCATTTTCTTTGCTTCTAGGATCAAAATCATGAAGTTGTCCGGGCCGGAATCGAATGAATTGAATTACAGTTTCGCAAACATCCGCTGACCATGCCCAATCTACCCAATCAGCCAAATCAACTTCATAATTAACATTTAAAAATCTTGATCTTAAAGAAGTGATCAATGCGCTTGATCCGGCCTTATCGGTTGCAAGATTTCCGGCGGCAATGATTCTCACTTCACCCGGCAATTTATATGAACCGCATTGCCTATCGAGAACCATTTGTAAAAGTGCAGTTTGTACACTTTGCGGGGCATTGGTTAACTCATCAAAGAAAAGCAAACTAGATTTGTTTTCTTGCGGCCAGAATTCTGGAACCATCCAATTAACCAAACCGCTTTCTTTATCCGGCACTGGCAAACCTCTAACATCGACAGGATCAAGCAGTGATGCCCTGACATCAAAGATTTCCATTTCTAATTCTTTTGCCACTTTTCTTACAGTGTCAGATTTGCCCAAACCCGGAGAACCATAGATCATTAATGGTTCATTTGCGGCAATTGCTGTTTTGATTGATTGCTCAATTTGAGTGCGTTTCATAACTATTTCCTTTCATTAGGATTGAATATAAACCGCTTGCGGCGGCCTGCTATACTGCTGAATTGCAGTTATAGACTCATAAAATGTAAAAATAAAAAAAGCATAGGCTTTGTAATATGATTAAGCAAGTGAAAAAATAAATATTTTTTACGAATGATTGAAAAAAGATTAGATCATGAATGATATCAGTATGTTATGAGTTGCTCACAATTGGATGTATGCAAGGAAATAAAAAGGTGATTGAAGGAAAAGGAGTATTCAAAGAATATTCAAAAGAAAATCTCAGAAGTGAAACAAGGCAGGATTTAAAATGTTTTTTGGAGGTGAAGTATTAACGACTTTCTAATCATGGTTTTGGTGCATTGTTTTGGTGCTATGTAAATGAATAAAAGGATTAATGCAGTGCTTTCAACTAATTGGGAGGAAATGCCAACTGATAAGGAATTAGTTTGCCGAGTTAGCAGGCACTAAAAAAAGGATTAGTCCTCTCTTAAGATCAACCCCCAAGGGGGGTCTTTCCGCCGGGTCACGTTAATGTAACCCCTCGCATTTTTCCGTCAACCTAGCCAAGTTTTGTGCTTCCGTTGCGGCGCACTTCGATTGATGGACATACCTTTAACAAAGCGATCTAGGTCTTCTTTAAGGAGTTTCTCGTTTCTGCGCTCTATGGCCTGTTCTGCGGTTAAAGCAAGGTGTTCAGACCAGTAGGCAGTAGCAATGGCGAGAGCGTCAACCCGGTCATCATGAGGGATAGCCCCTTTTTGATGAGTAAGCCGGGTGAGCTGATAGGCGAGTTGATAGTGGAGGGCAGTTTCAGGAGGGAGGTTTTGAGTGGATTGAAAGTCTTTATGCAGAGCTTTCTTGTTTACTACCAGCTTATGCTGGTTCAACACGGGTTCTAGTGTGTCGATTATGCGTTTTTCTTTATTGGTGTAGTGTTTAACTTCTTCAATGGTGATGGGATGGACTGCATTGAGGTAGGGCTTAAAAAGTTCACTGAACATTCCGTCACCCCAGTTGGCTTCCACAAGGCAGTAGTTACATGAATATTGGTGTGCAACGTCTGCAAGGGCTTTTAGGGTCTTTTCGGAGTAGCCCGATTCGATGTAACCCCCGAAATCTAGGAGAAAGACGTAGCCGTTCAGGAATTTAGTAACATTGTAGGCAGTTTCGTCTTTTCCTCTACCGGCGGGATCGACAGTGAGCAGTGCGCCGTTATATTCAGTCCATTCTGAACTCACCTCAAAGGGTTCATAGTAGAAATCCCCTCTTAGTCCAACACAGGGAAGGTCTGAGATGATATTTGCCGGTGTAGGCGACCAGACCAGCTTGGAAGGGCCGGTTTCTGCGTTCAGATTCATCACCAGGAGATCCTGAAGCTTGAGGGGGAAGCGATCTGCATCAGAAAGTGAGGTATCCAGCATAAATTGCAGGGAATATCCTGCTCTGCCGTAGGATAAGCGTCTTTCTGCTAAATCATCCGAATCAAACCTTTTAGGATCAGTCGGATCGTTTGGAAACGCCTTCTTGTCAGTAAGTCTTTTGGTAAAAAGTGGGGCTAGCCGATTGCCGTATTTGCTTAATGCCCCATCTTCAGGATATTGGGCAGGCCAAATTCGGGTTTCGTAGCCCCTTTCGGGTAATAACTCGTAGAGAGACTGTTCTGTTTGGGGAGTGCCTAAGAAAACCACCCTCCCGTCAGGTTTGAGAATCGCATCGAATTCCTTTACGGATTCTGAGAGCTTATCCCGCATGACCTGAGTTGCCGAATTGTTGGGAACCTCCACATCGTCTGCCACGATGAGATCGGCACGGGAACCCGCAAGTTGGCCCGTGATTCCTACTGATTTGACACTGGGAGAGTGAGAAGCGGTGGCAGGACCGACATCAAAGGATATTTTAGAGTTTCTTTGGTCTGGTGTAGGGGCGAGATGCCGAATCACCCTCATTTCTAGGATAAGACGCTGAACGAAGGTGGAGAAGTCGTCAGATCGGATCTTGGATGCCGACACAACCAGAATTTTAAGCTCTGGGTTCAGTAATAACTGGTGTGCGACAAAGGCACTGGTAATATAGCTCTTTCCTACCCCCCGAAATGCTTCAATAACTAAACGTCTAGGCCCATTCTGTAAATAGTGGGCAATATCGTATTGAACGGGAGTGGGATTAGGAAGACCAAGGTGGGACCAAACAAGCTGAACAAAGACCCGAAAATCAGTGAGATTTTGGCTCAAGAGAAGGTTTGTGCGGGTGGAGTCTCTGGATCATCGTAATAATCCGTGAAATCGGTACTGACTTTGCGCTTTTCGACTTCTTCTGCAAGGAGTTCAAGCGGTTCGTGATCGGGTTGAGCCTGAATGCGGCAATCCTTGAGCAATTGCCTTGCTACGTTAAGATCCTGCGAGGATGCTTCGCCCGATTTGATCCTTGCTACCAACTCGTTGGATAGAAGGTCGAATAATTGGTTGATGGGTTGAGTCATTGCTTTAAAGAAGGATCTAGGATTTTATAAAACCACTGAACCGGCTCACCGAGCTTCGTAAACCCGCCCGGCTTTTCCATAAGCTTAAAATAAGGTGAATCATGAGTGCATGGCATCACGAATGTCATATTTCCTTGGTCGGCATGAAGTGCTTCTAAAGCATTCCACATTTGTAGTGACATAAGGCGTGTGCCTTTCTTCTTACTCATCCACCAGCATGAAACTGGTGTTACCAGACTGAACGCTCCCACAATCTCTCCATCATGCACGGCATAGTGAGATGGGTAAAAAAGCGAATCATCATCGGCTTCAGCCAATTCATGAATCTTTTTATACAACTCTGGGTCGTTCCCGATTGGTAATATAACCATTTTGTCCTTTATTGGTGATTAAGGCCCACTCTCCTGTCACCGGGCAGGATTCAAAGCTTAGAAGGACGGGTGTAAGCCTTTAAGTGGGCTTTTTACAAGGGGAGCGTGGTTTCCTACCTAGCGAGTTAATAAATAATTCACTTGCCCCCCTTTTTGAATGCGGGATCATCGTACCTTAACTTAGGCCAGTTCCCATATTCGGGTGCGTCTTCTAAATCGGTGAAATCGAATCTGTCGTAAAGTAAGCCTTTAGTATGACCAGATCCAAGGTCTTGGGTGATCTCCGTTTGGGAGATTGTCGAGGTGGATGAACCGCCCTTTGTGCGGCCCGTTTTGTTTGATTCCAACGCCTGTCATCCCCATATCGAGTGCAAGTTTGATTACTGCATTGGCATCTGCGCCAACAAGGTGAATATCCACTGCCTTTCCGAAGGTATGCGGTCCTTTTGAGCCAGATTTTGAAATCTTGGCGTTATATTCAGGCGCACGATAACCGCTTGTTATAATCATCGGCTTCCCATACTCACAACGGATTGTCTCTAAGAGTTCCATGAACACTTCATCCATTGTGCAAATACCAGTTCCCTTGCACCTCATCTCATCAGTCGTAAAATGCGGCGTGATGTACTTACCCATAAGAATACCAAAAAGCATCGGTTGTATAATGAATTCCCGGCGAGTTAAATATTGTTTATTCTTCGGCCTGTTGCAGACGTTTCCTAACCATTTGAACCAACTTGTCATCAAGCTCGTTAGAGGTTTGGTCTGCAAGGTACTGAAGAACGTCAAGGGCAAGCCCTATCAGAAATTTTTCGTTCCCGATGAGTGTAAGGAGTCTATATATCATCCCTTTAAGAAGCTCTTAAGGTCGTTGAAAGCATGGGTTGCGTCATCATTTACGGCTTTGTCAATCTCAGCCTTGGCTTGTTCGCCTAAATCTTCAACGGCTTTTTCAACGTGTTCAGCTACCATGTTGGTCGCCTTATCTACGACCAGCGATTTTAATATTCCAAGCAAAATATTCATTATGCTTCCTTGGCTTTAGGTTTTGGTGAATCTCCACCATCAGTGGCATGATCTTCAAGGTCATTGCCAGATTCAAAGAAATACTTGCTCACGGCCCCGGCGGTCAGAATCAGTGGGCCGACAATAATTAACAAAATGCGCTCCGTGGTTTCAGGAACAGAATCTTGAAGGGTAAGTAAGTAAAATATAATTCCCGCCAACACGCTAATATTACAAAGCGCAATCACCGCTCGAATCCAAAACCGAACAACTTGGATTTTTTCATTAACTGTCATTGATGGTTTAACCGGCTTTGGAGGATCGGGTTTTTCTACTACTGTAGTCGTTGTTTCTTTAGCCATTATTTTCTATTCTTAGTCGAAGTTGGCGAAGCTCAAATTGGATCTCAAGAAATTCGTTTAAAATTCGCTTAAACCTTTTTTCTAAATCCCTTATTTCTTCAGCCATTATCGTTTAGCGATTAGAGCTTCAGCCATTCCTTTGATTTCCATTGCTAATCTTTCATTTGTCTTAGCAATATCTTTATAAGCTACTGTAAGTCCATTGACTGCTTCTGAAGTAACGCTACTTTGTTTATTCTGCTCTTTGATTACATCAATCAGTCTTTCATCCCCCCTAGTGTCTTTTTCTTCCCAGCGAATGATTTCTTCTTTATGGCCTTGTTGTGTCTTAAATATGTACCAACACATAATCCCGATAATCACAGCAGGAAGTCCGATGCGTTCTACAAGCATTAAAACTGATTCTACTTCCATAATGCTTTGCGGTGCTGGAGGATGGTGTCCACTCATGTTGGTTTTGGATACTTATCTTTCACGCTTTTTATGCGAGCTTTCCACCCATCTATATCATGGTAAATCTGGTCTAATTGCTCTGGAATTGGGTCGTAAGCCATTTTGCGGTCTTGTTGATATTTATTTTTTATTCTTTCAGCTTTTTTGTCAGCAAGTTGTTTTGAGTCTTCAACAACAAATTTACTATCAATAAATTTAAGAACTTGGACATCAGTATATGAAGGTAGTTTCTCATTAGTCTCTATTGAACTACCACTAGGCTTGTCTGAATATCCTAATACGTTGTTGTTTCCGTCTATTTCAATATACATAATCACATTACTGAATAAGTTTGTCGGTAAATATTAACGTAAACATCATCACCAGTAGAATCCCCAGAATAACTGCTTTTATGGATTCTTGCTGTGTAAGTGCTTGTATGTACTCTATATGTTACTTTTAATTCTTTTGAACCTGACCACGATGGTAAAACAAATCTAAAATTTTTATAACCAAGCCCTGCATCACCATCACCAAATTTGGCATAAAATGCGTGATTAGTATTAGCAATTGGTGACCCATCGTAAAGAAATTTAAAATAAATAAGTGAATTATTGTGAGAATTAGTAAAACAAGTTGTATAATCATAAACAACAAAAGATGACCCAGAAACGGGTGTATAATTTACATTAGATCCTGTTAAAGTAGTGTAAGAAGTATCAGAACCTTGTGCCGCTGTTGGTGTTGTAGTTGTTTCAGTAAAACCGCACATTGTACCTGAAGGTAATGCTACATCATTATGTAAAGTAACAGCACTAGAACTAAGCGTTGCTAAAGTCTTAGTCGCTGAAGCATCTTTTAATAAGTCGGCTTGTATTACGCTAGGCATGATTTATTCTGGTTTATTGGGGTTCATTAGGCCAATCAACCTCGACCCATTTCCCATCTTCAAATTTAGCAGAAGAATGATTAGGTAAATCTCTAAGTTTTTGCCTGAATACTTTCCATTCTTCTTTTTTTTCATCTGTCAACGGACAATCTGGTAACTGAGTATAATCAGTAACTAATAATTTACTGTCTCGTTTATATTTTAAATCGCTATCTTTTATAATCATTTTTTATGTATTTGATACATCTGAAATTGCACCTGAACCAATATGGAAAACAGTTATAGAAACAGGATCTAAAGAACCAGAATTCCAAGTAACTGGTAGTGACCCTTGGAGTGGTGTATTAGATCCTTCAATTGATCGTGCTACAACGTAATTACTAGCATTTGAACTAATGGCTATCATTCTAGATATTCCAATAAAAAAATAAGAAGCAGGATTTGAATAAAAATCTATGCCACGATAGGTTATGCCCCCTGCTGTTATACTACACCTGCAATTTGATGCGACTCCACTTATATTGGGATAACCCTTGCCACCAATTATAGTAACATACAAAAAATCACCACTGGACACGCTAGGGATTGTTATTGCATTTGTTGTGTCTACAACTTTAGTAGTATCATTAGCTGTTAAAGTTCCTGTAAAAGTTTTGGAATAAATTTTCTTAATGTTCCCGGCAGGAAAAACACTAGATGAACTTATTTCATTAATAGTCGCAGAACCATCACTCGCCAGCACCAGATTGTTACTACCAGAACTAGAGTGCTTGATGTTGGTAACTTTTATTTCAGAACTCATGTTGACTATTCTGGTTTAGGATTGTCTGTTTTTACTTGCTGTAATTTGTCAGACATTTCTTTAGAAAATGCACCTTGTTTGAAAAGGTCATCTAGCTGATCTCCGATCTCAGGGTAAGCCATTTTGCGGTCATCTTTGTATTTTACTTTTAAGTATTCTTCTTGTTTTTTATTCCATTGAGCTTCTTCAGCATCTCTTGCTTTTTCTTCTTCAGGAGTAAATTGCACATCCCCAAGACCAGTAATATGTTTATATCTAGGCATTTCTGACTCCGTAAACTGTTATAGTACCTGAATCCCAATTTCCGCTTCCATCATTTGCAAAAGAAACTGCTTTGTCATCTTGATTAGCGTAATGTATAGCACTGAGCGCATATAATTCTTGACTGTCACCGTGATAATAACTCGTTAAAAGCGTAGTTGTTTGTGCTTGCACGCTTGCGTTTCTTAAGCCATACATTTTAATTTCACCGCTCAGACCCTCGCCAGTTCCCCCACCTATTCCCTGCACAGACGTTACAGCATTTAATGACGACAAATTACTATTACCGGAGGTGCTCCCAGTATAATAATGTTGTACTCCACTCATGCGATAATTATTTCCAATATCAATGGAAGCGGTGGTAGGGCCCAGACGAACAAGTAAATCCCTGTTATCATTTTTCGGAGTTAATTTATTTATAACAAACCTATATTCGTCAAAACTTTCTGTAAAAGTGCTTAAATCAAATATTTTTGATGAACTACCATTATTTGCTGTATATTTTTCTAAAAAAACTTGTACTCCACCAATAGATGCAGGAACTACAACTGAAGAATCTAAAGTAACTGCACTAGATGACAACGTGGCTAGTGTTTTAGTATTTGAAGCATCTTTAATGCTATCTACATATAATCCTGTCATACGATCACCAGCGTTCCTTCCACAACTAAACTTCCAGTGCTAGAAATTTCCACTGGCCCTGCCATGACTACGTTTTCATCTGCCGAAATCGTAACTGAACTTTTTATGGATTTAGGATTCCTTAAAACCCCACTTAGCGTTGAACTAACGTGTCCAGTAATACCATTGTCATCGGTTTTTACAGATGTAAAATCACCTTGAGTGAGTGAGCCGTTTCCTTGTCTTTTCATTATGCGTTCTCCAAGATTGAAACAATAATGTCAGCCTTTTGATCCACACTACAAATGGCATGAACTTCAGTAGTGTCTAGGTCAATAACGATCTTACCATCCACCAGTTCCACATTACCTCCAACCGGAATTGAAACCCCTTTGGCAATGTAATAAACCTTGTCAGGGCTACCATCATCCACCAAAGCAACATCAACTGTGACAGTCGCAGTGTGTATATTCGCCACGTTGCATCCGATAAGGACATGGCCTTTTTGAGATGTTAAGCTGGTCAGAGAACCCCCAACTCTTGTCGTGGCATCCCCAAAAGTATCTATTGCGCTTCCAGAGTGGTTACTGAGCGTCTGTTTTCTAACTACAAATTTAGCCATAGGTCATCCGAGTGCGATGCTGAACACAATT